GTAAATATGAATAGAGTGACGCCCACTGGAGATGACGTTAGTGCCAGTTGCGAGATGAACGTGGACCTTAAGGTTATAAATCTCTGCCAACAGTTCCAACACAACGGCGCTGATATCAGAGCCCTGGTAGTCCCCCGTCTTTATATATTTGTCGACTTGATCTTGGTTAAAGTCGTATTTTCCGGTCGTCGCCGCCAAAGACAGCACATCCTCACATTGCGTGAGCCATGCATCAATCGTGGATTTAGTCAAGCTTGCACGCGTGAGGGCCTCATGCATAGCTTTCATAGCACAGTGCCCGGACAAAAATCTCCTAGGTATGCCGGGGTTGACGTTGACGTCGACTTCCGGAATCGTAAGAAGTTTAGGTGCAATAGAACACGGTGTGCCGTTTTTGTGTGAGGTCTTAGGAACAACCCTGTTGTCTGCTGCCGGCTTAGTTTTAGGAACCTGAGTGGTTACTGCCGAGCTATTGTGAAAAACCAACGTAGTGGCCACATTATTGTCAATGCTGGGGGGGCCGCTTGTGGGCGCAGCACCGGACGCATTTTGTACTTTCAAGACAGGATTGTTTATAACTGATGTAGTCAACCCAACCGGAGCCTGCACAGCGCTAATTGCGACTGTGGGTGTTGGGGTTTGTGGGGTGGTCGGCGGTGGCACCATTGCTGCAATAGTTGTTTTCGCGGGAGCCGTTGGCAATGTTAAACCCATGGCTATGGCTTCATCACTCAGTGTGGTTACAACCAAAGGCATTGCGATAACACCGCACGCCTCAGCGCGAGCGACACGCTCGACTATGAGTCCTTTCGGTTTGACGGGTGTATACGTGATAGGCTTTGGCGGAGCGGAGGGTTGCAGTGGTGGTGCAAATGGCACGGCTGGTGTCGGGTGGTCGAGTCCTAGAGCCCAAGTAAAGTTGGGGAAAACATTCTCGCGCAACTTCTCCAGCTCAGGTGGTACTGTAGGCGATGTGGTTTTGACAATCTCCGTACGTGATATGTTATAATCACGGATAGGTAGTATGCGGAAACCGTCGATGTAGAAACCAACTTGGTCCTCGTAGACATCTGACTGCACTATTTCGCCGATGTCTTTCTCGTGTTGCCAATTTCTCAACTTTGCGTGCAAGCGGTTGATGAACTTCCTCCACGCCCTTGATAATATGGGGATTTCATGGAAGTGGTTCTTCAGCTCGTTGAAGCAAGCTGAGATGGTGCGGGTGCGATCAGATCTAGCTATGGCACCGAGCACAAATAATGATATGACGATTCGATGATATTCTTCCGGATGGACGTCCCAGGGGTCTTGAAATTGTGTTGTCCCAACGACAATGCGGCGGCGTAATCCGCTGGCGTAGGTAGCAAGCTCATGGAACTTGTAGCCCTCGTCAGCTGTGCGCTCAGCGTATGCCATGATGGCACCAGCAACATTCTCTGGCACCGCATAGTGGTTGACGTCATTTTGTGTCACATAAAAGCCATTCTTACAAGCTTGATAGATGTCTGGCACCAAGACATGTCGCTTGAAGATAGAATATAGAGGAACGGTGCGGTAAATGTTGCCTTCACATTTACTGGTACGGACGAGACGAAGTACACGAAGGGGACCGTGGGATCTCACAACTTCGATAGCGATGTCGAAATTTTCGCAAGATATCTTGGTTGTGTTCATCCAGGATTCCCATGTTTCCCTGAGATGCTTGTATGGAATCGATTCGTCTCTCATACCAAAGTAGGCATGTTTGTCCAGTAGCTTAACGTCAAAAAACTCATATGGATCCATCAACGCGTGGTTATAAAACCGCGTGGTGAAATACATATAGGCTGTGAGAGTCTCGAGACCATGGCGATTGAATATGTCACCCATTTCTGATATTGATATATCGTATATCGAATGGACAGCAAACCCATGCTTGGCACGAAAATCACAGTTTTGTGATCCGTTGACGCATGCATACGCTCGGGTACCGTAAACGGCAGCGCGATGGAGAAGAGGGTCTGTACAATTGCTTGCGACTCGATACAGCTCTCGAGTGTTGTTCATGAGTAGGCAATTGTGGCTTGCGTTGAGTGGTCGATTGACTGCATCACCTATCGTTAGAGTACAGATAGCTTGCTTGTTGTAGTTTGCTATGAGTCTAGATGCCTCTTCATTGCAGTAATCGTTCAAAGCTGCTAGCACAGGGTGCGAGGAGTCTTTGTACGCATTTTTTGGATATACATAACGGCTTGGGAAGCACGCCTGTAGTTGCTGATTTTGGATATCGGTCATGCGATATTGGTGGGTCCAGGCGTCATTGATACGCTCCTGTTCCCACTGGAGCGAGATATAATCTCGCTCTGCTTGGATTTTGAGTAGACCTTCCGAGGAAGGTCGTGTTATGACTGAACAGTCCAT